TTAAATCTCTTGCCTCTATTATCAACTGAGTTACCCAGTGCATTATAACCAAATCTTGGTGACGTTGTGGCAGGTGAGACACGACCAGTCTTAGGTGGTGTTGGAACTTTCCACTCACCAGATAATATTCCATCTGTCACGAGTAGATCTACCACTGTAGTTCCCTCATCATTTGCGATTGTTCTGTTTGCAGGATCTCTCAATGTAGAACGTACCTCATCAAGTGTAGGAACTTTCTCATATAATCCTGCGTAGTCATCTCTGAATAGTAATTTGTTACGTAGATCATCCTTCGGATCAATTACGATTGGTCTAATTGATAAATGACCTTCTGATAGTATACCTGCAACTGCATCACATATAGGTACTGGTTTCAACGGTGTGAGGGATTCCATATTTGTAGGTACATCTGGTGCACCACCACTTGGTTGCCCTGGCGACTCTTTCGATGCTTTCTCTGAAGTCTTAGCATTCTCTGCTTTATGTGCATACTTAGATTTGATTGCTTCAAGTGCTTGTCCGTGGAATGAACCATAGAATGATGCACCACTTGTAAATGGTACTGCACCCTGCGGCCCCATGTATACAGGAGATGTCATCTCTACCTGTTCACCACCCATGGCACCTTTCATACCTAATACCGATATTTCAGTGGCAGATATGTTACCCTGCAATGCAGACATCGCAAACTCTTCTTCGGCAGATACTTGAAATCTATTGGCAGTAAAGATCTCACACTCCGCACCAATGTTATTCTTCCAGTAACCCTTTACAACATGATCTTCATTACCCAATACGGTTCTTGCTTCATGCTCAACTGTTTTAAATACAGCAGAACCCTTTGTTGTATAGTTTGTATTGAGACCTACTTTAGTTGTATTGCTCTTACGGTAGTTGCTATTAACATCTCCGTTGACGTTGACATTATAGTCACCCCCAACATCTACATTGTAATCTCCTGTAACTTCAAGGTTTAGATTACCATTATACACTAATTTTCCGTTACCTTCAACTATTACTGTCTGATCACCACCAGTAACTTCTACTTTATTGTTGACTGCACTGATAACAACGGATCCATCCGCACGGACTTCTACACCCGCACCTGTACGATGTTTGAGTAGAATACGTTCTCCGCCAGGCGTATCATCATATGAAATGATATGACCAGAGGTTGTTTCTTTTACTTGGTTATGCGGAAACTTGGATGGTTCTTGATCTTCGAGATCTAAGTCTGTTCCTATAGAACCTCCACTCAGATAAAGGTTTTCTACCTTTAATCCACGGGCAGATTTATGAATAGAAGATCCAAAGTGATATTCCTGTTTGGGATACTCACCAGTAGGATCTTGGAAACCATCCTGTGGTATTCCTTCTGTATTTTCAATAGAAGGATTTGTACCTATGTCACGTTTTTTAGTTGTTGTTGTCATACTGCACTCGCACTTACCAATTCACTTGGTGATTTAGATTGTTCGGTTAACGGGTCTTTATATACTGACTTCTTACCGAACTTGTTTTCAACATAAGATTTGATATCCATGTATGGATCTCTTGATGCTTCGTCAATATCATTATGCCCAAGTACTTGACCGCCAGGGACTACATGATAGAACGACTGACATATTGCTTCTAATGTTTTCATCTGTGATTGTGTAAAGGATCCAGATGATAGATTAAGTAAAGGATCTTGTGCTTCGGATGCAACATTAATACCACCAACTAAACATACGTCAATGCAATTAGCACTGTGACCTAATATGTCACTGGCAGTACTTACGGTGTCCAGAGGTATTCCTCTTTGTAAGGTACCGTCTCTTCGTATAACTAAATGATACTGAATGCCATCGTGACCTGCTTCGTTGTGTCTTATATTAATTTCTTCTGCACCAATATTAGCATTTGTGAATGATTCACTTGCATGAATTATTAACTCTGATACTGCTCTGACATTACTTTTAAACTCTAAACCAAGTTCTTCTTTAGAATTGATATATGGAAATTCCTTTGTATCTGCCCCACTATATCTTTTAGCAAGTTCTTTCAGTGCAACATCTTCTGTATAGAATTCACCTGCTTCTGAAACAATAGATCCAGAGATAGTACTATCAACCTTATCTAATGCAGATGATATAGAGGTCATTTCTTTATCAAATGCGTCTATCTCTGCTTGAGGTACTCCCTCTGCTTCTGCAAGGTTCTTGACTTGTTTAGTAAACCCATCAATAGTTTCACCATCTGCTTTACTAATAATACTTTTCATTTTAGCAGAAGTATTATCACTTTTCAATGCAATAGATTTTGCCGCCTTTGTTAAATTAATATCTCCACCTTCCATTACATCTTTAAGTATGGTAGATAGAAAATTCTTGTCGAGGTTAAATCCACCCAAGGCACTTTGTAATGCATTACCAACAGAACCAGTTAAATCTTCGAATAAATCTTGTGCAGTACCAAGACCAGTTTTTATTTGTGCACCAACTGCACCAACAAGATCACCAACTGCATTTGAAACCGTGTCAAGTAAACCACCCAATGGTGATTTGTCTTTAGGCAATCCTTCTGTTAATGCACCCGTTGCATCTGCTACAGCACCATCAAGTGCACTGGAGGCGGCATTTGTGGCATCTGCTACAGCATTAGCGGCATCATTTGCAACACCTTCTACCGAAGATACAGCACTTGCCATATCACTCATTGCAGTTCCACTCTTAACATCTGCTATTGCTTTATCCAATTCACCTTTCATCGCATCAACACTTGCTGTGAGTTCAGCACCCAGTCCACCTGCTTGAGCAGTGGCGGCACCTGCAACAGCAGATATTTCTCCTAATAGAGAACCTTTTCTTTCGGCAGATACTTCTACTGCACCTACGAGTTCATCAAGCACTGCACCACCAAGTGCTACAATAGTAATGGGTTCTACTGGTGGAACAATACCTGTCAATGCTGAAGTTAATGAAGGGAGTGCAGATGCCACATCGGTTCCAGACATAGAGACGGTGGGGATTGATGCCCCTGCAACCAGAGACTCCGTTCCAATGGTGTCACCTGCACTATCAAACGATAACGTGGATATTTGTTCTGCCACGTTTGTAACTGTAGCAACACCTGCGGATACTCCTACCGAAAATGCATCTGCATTTGATTTAGGTAGACCACCACCGCCAGGGAGTACTTGTGCTAATTGACCTGCACTACTTCCTGCTATGGATTGCTTAATTTTATCTTTGTTATTATCTAAACTTTTAATACCATTTACGGTAGTACCAACATCTGTTCCGAGTACAGTATTTGTATTTAATACCTGTACGTCTTTTACTTTTGCTACAGACGTAGAAATTTCATCCTTGTAAGAACCTAATTTGGTGTTTGCTTTTAATTTACTATTAAGTGTATCTAATGACATCCTATACCTTCTTATTCGAATATAGTTCGAACAGTCTTAATGCACCCGCATCATAGTCGTTCTTAATTGGAGCATAGTGTCTTCCTATGATAGAACCCAGTGCTCTTCCTTTATTTTTATCAATAACATCTGAATTAAGAATACGAATGTTTGCATCTACATGTGAACTATTTAGTTCAAATAATATGAAGGATAATTGAGTGGAGAAGTGCCACCATGTGTTACTGAATGATTTTAATCTGGCAAATCTTACGTTAGACCAACCACATAGACCTATACCACCATCATTTTCAAATGTAGTGTCAAACTTACTATTGATTGTTTCGATGACACCGACTAATGCGGATGCTTGTTTAATTGTATATCCATTAGATAAGAAAAACTTGATCGCAACATCTCTTCTATAGAGTGTTGTCTTTCCTGTAGGTTCTTCATCTCTAAGGTCATTATACAAGGCAGAGTCATCTTCGTCAACTCCAGATGTTGATTGATTATAAAAATCTTGAGTAGCAGTTGTTCTCTCTAATAGGTTGTCATATGCTACTGATTTTTGAATTGGTGTTGGGAACTCTGTTCTTGGCATAGACCCCATTATAACAGGGACTTGTGATTCTTTGCCATCCATAAACATGCCAAATACTAATGCACCTGCTTGTAATGATGGAGAGAATCCTAAACCAGACACACCACCTTCGGTAGTAGGGACAATACATTGTGCCCAAGGAAGATCGTTCTGTGGAATAAATCGAGTGGCAGGATCATGTACACCATGTATTCTAATCCGCACACGACCCTCATATCCATAAGGTGGAGATGCATCAATGACATCTGCAACAAACCATCGTGTATTGTCACCATAATACTTATTCATCTCTCAAACCCCTTTCAAGTTTTGCCACAGTCATAGCAACATGATGTGCAGTACCACCAAACTGGTGTCTTGTATTGTAAACAATAAAATCACCACTTCTAAGTTGATCTAATCCATTCTCTGGATTGCCTGTTAAATCATCACTGATAACATTGATTCGTATTTTATCACCTACGGATCCACCCGACTTAATGAAGCCTGGGCCTGGGACTGTTATGTCATACATGTTCTTAAATATCATATTTCGGTAGGATGCACTCTGAATCTTCTTTAAGAACATAGCACTTGTTACCTCATCATGTAGTGATTTACTATCACCATATACACCACGTGATACTACGTTATGATATATACACGCATCTGTGTCATGTAGATGTGAACCTTCGATGTTAACATCTTCGAAATCTGGTGTTTTATAAGATGGATTATATATGTTCTGTTTCTCTTTGTTTATTATACCTGCTTCGTCTGCTTGTGTCAAGAGGTTTTCTATAGAAAAATGTTGTTCTGTTGTACGACCAGTACTTAAATCAGTGACAGTATATTTCGATCCGATACCACCAGACATTAACTGAGTCAAAGTATTTTGCATCTTTGTTGCTTTCATACTTTGTATTTGAAAATACTGTAAATCTGGAGTACCATTCTCTTCTTGCATCTGCACATTAGATGGTGAATAGGTATATGGTATCGAAGCATTCCATGCAGGTTGTTCTAACATTGTATCTAAACTACCTAACCTCAGATTGTTATCATGCATCGATGCATATAGAAAGAAAGGTGCACCAACATCCGTAGTTGCTTTACTGGTTAACCATGTTGCCGCCTCAAGTGGATGCATGTATGGTATAACTCCACGGAAATTACTTTGCACTGTACCTGCCGAATAAGATAGATCAACATCTTTACCGATTTCGTTCTGACATAATTTTACAATCTCTCTTTGTAGATTGTTCTTGATGGAACGAGATATATTTTTTGTCTTAGAGATAAATGCGTGTTCGTCCATCAATGATACAATAACCATTGAAGAATTACCAGCGTTAGATGATTTTTCTATCACCTCAATACCAGTCATGATGAATACTCTATCCATCACAATATTGTCAGTTGATCCATCTATTACAAATTCAGATTGCATTTGGATATGTAATCGTTCAGTTCCAGAGAAATTAGTAGAGTCGAATATACCTTGATCATCTGCTATACCAATCCTACCAGTAAGAAATGGTTTATCTAATGATTCATATAATACAAGTTCGACTATTAACGGACGTATGTCTAAATTAAGGTTCGGTAATCTCTCGCTCGTGATTAATGCCTTTTCATATTTAAACTGCGATTGTCTTTTCATTATGTTTGTTCTTGCATTGCTTTATTGAAGTCGGATGCTACACCTGCTACTTGATTTGGTGCAATTACTTTTATTTGACGTAGTTTCTCATTTTCTTGTCTTAGGTTTTCAAGATAACTAATTGCAATAGCACCACCAAGACTTTGACTCAGTGGATCTATGTCAACCCAATCACCAGATGCATCCTCATAATGATGCACACCTTTTAATTGAGAAGACTCTGCATGAATAATCATAGATGTAGTTCCACCTGCGGGGTTAGGATAAATAAGATCTTCCCCTACTCTGAACGTACCATCCGTAGTATTTGAAGTATTGATAACATACGACAGTGTATATGTTGAATTTGGTGAGAAACCAATAGCAGATATTGTGACTTTTCTTCCAAAAGAATCTATATTAATATCAATATTGGTGAGTGTTTGACCGTCACGTTTTAATACCCACTGAAGAGGACGGACAAATGTTTCTGCTTCTGCCACATCTGTTCTTTCCAAAACAAGAACACCATTACTATTTGGTTGCACTGTCTGCTCTGTCACATCACTCTGAACACTGGCATTCAACGTATCAATGATAAACGTACCGTGAGACAAATCTCTTTTAATAATTATACCCACAGTACCAGATACGTTACCCGAAACAACTGTCCCGACAGGAAAGTTATCTGGAGCAGTACCAATTAATTTTGTACGAGTAATGGGTTTGTTATCAGCATCATAGTAATCAATAACATCTTGGTGTTGCATTTTACAAGTTACCATTCTGTGAGGATATCTTTCTATCGCTGCCGTGTCAACTTCTTTTAGAGTTAAGGGCCACCCTCTTTCTCTTATGTGGTCATTTGCAAGGAAGAATGTCCAGTAATGATCAGTTGTACCATATATTTTAAATGATGTTTGGTCTGGTCTTTCATTTACAGGTATGGTATAATCATCTACCATCATAGATGTAAACTTAACTTGATCTACCATATCTACATAACTTGATATGTCTGTAGCAAGAGCGAAACTTTTCTCGTTTCCAAATCGATATAATGTTGGTTTAAAATTTTTGAAGTATGACATTTAGAAACCCTCCATAATATCTTTCTTGGTTAGAGCGGCAGTTTCTTGGAAACGTAGTGTCATATCAACTTCTAAAAAACTACCATCTTCGTGCATTGCCATCGATGAAGCATTGAATACAGTATCTACACCTTTAAGGAAACATGGTTTAATCTTTGCAAGATTCTCCATTTCCTTACCATCATATTGAAATGCTAATTGAAATTTGTTCGGGAACCTGTAACCCAATGATATACTTCTATCATCACCAACAGGTAATGTAATATCTTCTGGGTATAGTTCTGTTCTAAATGTTTTAATAATCTTAGTAATCATTGCCTGTTCTTTCGGTGACTTGGCAATCATTTTAAAGTTAAACGCAAACTCACGTATGTTTGGTTGATCAAAAACTGCACGTTCGTTCGGGTTGAGAGTAACACCACCAGTGACTTGTGCTACCTGTCCTACTTCAGCACCGAAGGTTGGTATCTTTTTACCCAATTGCACAGCGGCAAGTTTTGCTAAATCTCCACCTTGAGAGGGTGCAGAACCATTGAAGTTTTCTAAGAAGGATCCGATACCACTTGTCATTGCTTGTGCCATACCCATACCAGTTTCCATGGTGGCACCCATTTGTCCTAATTGAATATTTCTATATGCTACGTTATCATTAAAGGTTAATCCAAGAGGTAGGTACATGGTAATACTCTCTCCCGATACTTTGATCTTCCCACCGATCACATCTTTTGCGGTGTTACCGAAAAATTTGACAGTACCATCAACAGCAGATTTAACAGTTTCTTCTAACTTACTTTTATCACCACCCTCCTCTGAAACCTTTTCAGCGGCAGACTTTTCAATTGCCTTTTGAGCATCTTCTGATTCCTTTACAATATCAGATAAAATTGCTTGGTTTTTATAGATCTCTTCGATGATAGTAAAAGACACAGTTGCTTTGTAGTCATCATTGTGCAACGGGTATCGCATATTTTTGATACTACCAAGATCAATAGATTCGGTTACTCGACCACCCTTACTTGTGAACTCTTTAGTCTTGTCATCTATTTGATCTGTAAAGTTATCAATGATATCCTTACCTATACGATCCGCTTTATCTTTTAGTAATTGTTTAAAACTTGGCATTTAACTGTTCCATAAATAGTAGTTTGTAAATGTTATGAATCTATTTATATGAAAACTTACAAGGGAAAGTATAAAATTAAGAATCCAGACAAATATCTGGGGGATCCATCTAACGTTATTTATCGTTCTGGGTGGGAACTATCCGTTATGAACTGGGCAGATACCTCACCTAATGTGGTCAAATGGGGGAGTGAAGAGTGTGTCATACCTTATCTATGCGAAACAGATAAGAAAATACACCGATACTTCATGGACTTTGTGGTAAAATATAAGGATGGTAAGACAGTATTGGTTGAAGTGAAACCACACAAAGAGACATTACCACCCAAAACTGGTAAAGGAATCTCTCGTAGACGTGTATTGAATGAGGGTATGACTTATATTAAAAACCAGAGTAAGTGGAAAGAGGCAAAGAAGTATGCTTTGGATCGGGGGTGGCACTTCGAGATCTGGACTGAACATGAGTTACGTGCCATGGGATTATTACCAAAACCTATGGGAAAGAAACCTTTTAAACCGCTGAAGAAGTTAAAACCATATAAGAGAAAGAAATGATAATAAAACGTATAAATAACATTATGGATTTTAGAGAGACACTATATGTCTGATATTTTTAACAGGTTAGAACGTAATGCATTCCGTGCGGGAATAACTCCCCGTACCAAAGAATCACGTGAGTGGTTTATGAAGAAGGCAATGAACATGCGTTCTATTAACCGTGAAGCATTGATGAAGGAAGATCCGATCAAGTCACGTAGTAAACAGATCATTGGTGGCATGTATATGTTCACATATGATCCGAAGCATAAAGATACATTGCCCTACTACGATATCTTCCCTCTTGTTATTGTCATCGGCCCTGCAAAGGGTGGGTTCCTTGGATTGAACCTACACTACTTACCACCTAAGTTACGTATGCAGTTCTTTGCAAACCTAATGGATATACAGGGTAGTAACATGGACGATGATAGTAAGTTCAAACTAACATATAGAATGTTAAAGAAATCATCTAACTTGAGATACTTCAAACCATGTGTTAAGCATTATTTGAATTCTCAAGTAACAAGTAAGTTTGCGGAAGTACCTGCACCAGAATGGGAGATTGCTATCTTCCTACCGACTGCACAATTCCGTAAAGCAAATAGTTATAAAGTACATTACGACAGTAGGCAGTTAATCTAATGAGTGCAGGATTCGGAGTAGAAGAGTTAAAAGCAACAATAACCAATTCTGGTGGCATGGCACAACCGCACCAGTTCATGGTACAGTTACCGCAATTGGCAAGTATCAATATAGACGCAAGAGATCTGTCTTTGCTCTGTAGTGCTACAGTATTGCCTGGCCGACAGATAACGTCAATTGATCAAGCAATGGGAACGGTCAATCGTAAGATTGCTAATGGTTATGCTATAACCGACATGTCATTAAGTTTCATGGTTATGAACGACCATAAGGTAAGACAATACTTTGAAGCATGGCAATATGAAGCACATGATCAAGAAAGTAAGACTGTTGGGTATTATGACAACTATACTTACCCAGTACATATCAGTCATTTAGCAAGGGGAGCACGTCTTGCTATCGTTAAAAAACAATTAGGGTTCATGGACAAGGTACCAAGTTTCATTAGGAACAGGTTACCTCCGATTGGGCCATTCGACTTAGCACAAGGTGAGATTGACTTGGGTGCTTCGTTTAGTAAGAAGTCTACATATGTGTGTAGTCTCCTCGACTGCTATCCTACTACGTTGAGTGATCAACAATTAGGTAATGCACAAGAGGGTATGATGGAACTCACAGTTCAACTATCATTCAGTGAATGGACATCCAAAAAGGGTGAACACACTGGTAAAGGTGAAAGTTTTGGACGTGGGATCCTTGCAGGTGGTTTATCAAAACTACTTGGAAAATTTGGTTAGTAAATTATTTTTATATTATAGGAGAATATAATGGCATTACCTAAGTTTAACACGGCACCATTCTTTGATGAGAAGGTACCGTCAACTGGAACACGGATTACATATCGTCCGTATCTTGTAAAAGAAGAAAAGATATTAATGATGGCATTTGAGTCACAAGATCAAAAGCAAGTTACACGAGCAATCGGTAACACTTTAAATTCTTGTATCAAGGGTGACATTGACGTATTCAAATTAACAACATTTGATGTTGAGTACTTGTTTACTAAGATCCGTTCAAAGGCAGTTGGTGAGAAATCATCTGTTATTATGAACTGTACTGAATGTAAAACAGGAAACGAAGTCGATGTAATGATCGATCAGTTAAACATTGAAGTTGATACAGATGAGAACGGTTGCGAGAAGATAGAAGTAACAGATGAGATTACTGTTGAGATGGCATATCCATCATTTGGTGATATACTTGATGTGGAAACAACAGGGGAAACCATTGAAGATGGTATTCATATGGTTGCATCATCAATTCAAGCAATCTTAACAGAAGAAGAAAGGTTTGATAAGAAAGATTTACAACCTGCTGAGATTATGGATTTCATCATGGAACTACCGACAGATAAGTTTAACTTACTGGGTAACTTCCTAAGAAGCATCCCTAAACTGGAAAAGGAAGTGGAGTTTGACTGCACTAAATGTGGTCACCACAATAACCTAACTCTTTCGGGAATGAAAGATTTTTTAGTGTAAACCTTTCCCATGATAATTTGGTCAATCATTATAAGACCAATTTTTCGTTAATGCAACATCATAACTATAGTTTGAGTGATATAGAAATGATGATACCTTGGGAAAGGGAGATTTATGTTAGCATGTTAGTTGATTATGTAAAGGAAGAGAACGAACGACTAAAGAAAATAAACAATAGGTAACACTATGGCAGATGACAATCAAAGACAGTATTTCGCAGAGGTAATCGAAAGGTTACGCCGTGAAGGTGATCTTGGCAGAAATGGTAAGAACTCCTTTAAGTCTGTGAAGGACACTCTCAAAGAAGAGTCCATGAATGCTCGTAGACAGAGTCAAATGGATACTAATATCGCAAGTAGTCAACGTAGAGAGTTAATCAATACGTTCAGTGGTATTGTTAAAAGCGAAGATGGTGAGATTACTGTTACTGATTACTCTGGTCAACTAACTATAATTATAGAAAAGATGGATGGTCTTATAACAGGAATCGAAGATTTCAGTAAGACTATTATACAAGAAAACGGAAACTTCCTAAACTCTGGTAAACTTGATGGTGCTGAAAACAAACGTGAAAGTAAAGCACAAGCAAAAAATCAATTAAAAGTACTGAAGCAAATACAGAAGAATACTGCCGCTGGTGGTAAAGGTGGACTTGGTGGTTCACTGAAAGGTCTTGGTGATATGGGTAAAGGTATTGGTAAGGGTGCTAAAGACATACTTGAAGGTGTTGGTACTGGTGTCGGTGCTGTCTTTATGGGTATGGGTAAAGGTATTCTGTTTGCGGGTGCGGGTATTGCCGCCGTAGCACTTTCTATTGTTGCTATCATGAGATCATTCGATGAGATGGCAGAAGGTCTCCAGAAACTAAATGAACTTGAGTTAGATCCAGAGGTCTTTAACTCTATA